AAACCCTGGTTAAAATCCACACGATAAAAATGACAATGCAAGTATCTCATGCTGTTGCCCGAACCTACTCGGGCTTTTTTTGCATGTAAAAAGGCTCCTGCGATGAGGGGCCTGGATATATGCCTAATCTCTGTATACAGCATGATGCCGGGTGCCTCCCGGTGAATTCTGCAATGACCAGACAGAATCCGCAACTTGCCTATACAATACGCAACCAAACATCTGTCATTATGCCCCGCCGCCCAGGGGGATTCATCATGCAGGATTTTTTTAACAAACGCTCAGCATGTCAGGCAACAGTCGACTACCTGAATTGTGAGGCATTTAACATTTCACTGTCCGGTGTCTTTCCTGTAATAAAAAGCCCGCAAAAGAGAGTCAGGGCAGATAAGTGTGGTGTGGCGCGTTGTACTGGATTCGAACCAGTGACCGATTGCTTAGAAGGCAATTGCTCTGTCCGGCTGAGCTAACAACGCATGATGCTGATAATGGACCGCCATCGGGGACTTGAACCCCGCACAGCCAGCTTCGAAGGCTGACGCTCTATCCCGATGAGCTAATGGCGGTATGTGATATGGTGGCCCTTGCTGGATTTGAACCAGCGACCTGGCGATTATGAGTCGCTCGCTCTCACCACTGAGCTAAAGGGCCGGGCGCAGGATAATAACGGTACGTAACTAATCCTGCAATATCATCCGTTCTGACTGACTAAATCCTGAACTTCCCTGACCGTCTGCTCAAAACGTTCAGTCTCCAGCTCAACGCCAATTGCACGACGCCCCAGCGACATTGCTGCTTTGACGCTACAGACATAAAAAAGCCAGCCACTGGGGGAGGCTGGCAAACTCGTAGAGCAAAATGCTGTTACGCAAACTTCGTTACAGGGTCATCCTGCAATACAAAAAATACACAATATTTAGAAAACTAATAGTGCCATGTGCAATTTTTAAGATTTTGTTATTAATTGTGGTCGCACCTTCCTTTCTGTGTACTTTCCGTATAGCTCACAGGATTCTGGGTACAAAAAAACCCGCGCATCGGCGGGTTCTTAAATCTTATCAACGGTAGACATACAAAGCCCATCGTTGGGAAAATCTTATCCATATTTTTTGAAAAATGCAAGCATCATGTCGTCATCTTCGGCGAAAACCATTTATCTTGTCACCTTTCTCAATTGTATCTCTGCATATGCTTCTTCCTGCCAGCACTTTGTAACCAGTTTATCAATGACATCTGCATATCCTTTGTACCACTGATAATCCGTCAGGTCTGGTACCAGCTTCTGGACATGAAGCCGCGCCAGTGTGGTTGGTAAACGGCTAAACCGGTTTCCATTGCAACGCCCACAAACCTTATAAACAGGCGTGCCATGAAGCCGGGTTCTTTTTTCATCCAGGACAATACCTTTACCCTTGCACCCTCTGCATGCTGTGCTGACTTCTCCCTTACCATGACAATGCTGACATAGTTCCTTCACCCACTCTTCCTTAATAACAGATTCCCCGCTTCTGGAGTGTTTCACCACCTCGCGCAATACATTATGAAATCCAGTACCAGCACAATGCTCACAGCGAGCCTTACTTGCCGCAGACCTGGAATAATCAGCAAAGGCAAAATTCACAAGGTAAGGAATGATCTGTAGCCGGGTTTCTTCACTCAATTTATTCAATGTCGGGTTATCCAGTGCCATCGCGTAATTGAGCAGACCTTCAATCGCAAACTGAGGATCCTGAACACCAACTTTTGCCAGGAATAAAGCAAACCCAAGCGTTGCTTTTGACTGCACCATCCCCTGCGCAGCCATCACATCCGTAATTGTTAAACCACCAGAGCCTGTCGCCGGTGCGTCATCGCTCAGTTTTGGAGATTTCGGGGAGTAATATTTCGGTAAGGCTTCAAGGTTCATGCTCGTTCTCCACTTACGCCAGTACGCCAATTGCCAGCGCACGATCGATAAAACGAAATATCAGCTCCAGCTGAGAGCCATACTTCTCTTCAAATGCCACGGTATCCGCATGCAGCTCGTCGTGATGCTTTCTGCACAAAGGCAACACAAAAAGGTCATGCGCTTTTGTACCCATTCCACACTGACCGTGGCCTATCAGGTGGTGGGGATCATCAGCGGGCTTTCCACAACATGCACACGGCTGTGTCTTAACCCAGCGCGTGTACTTTTCATTAACCCAGCGGCGACGTTTTGGGCGTAACATAAAAGACTCCGGCGACTCCGGATCCACTTTCAGCGCCAGCACCTTTTTCGCTTTATCCTGGATGATGCTGGTGGCAGGAACCGAAGGCACAAGGTCACTTTCCCGGGTGACAGACGGCACAACAGGCTTCGGTAATCTCAGTGCCTTACGGGCTGCACTTTCCGGTAAGGCATCCGCCAGGTCATTACGAATCAGCCACCAGCACAGTTCCGGCATTGTCACAACGTGACTGTCATCAAAACCGAGATCCCGACGCACAACAGACAACACCCAGCGGGTACAGTTATCCGTTGCCATTGATTCCAGCCGTTCCGTGAACTGATCGCGCAGCTGGTTATCGCAGTGCCAGCACAGACGGATTGCGCCCGGCGTGTGTCGCATTGTGGTCATGTTCTCGCTGTGCCAGTCGGAATGAGGCCACTGGCAACCTTTTTCACGAAGTAACCAGCGTTCAAGACATTCCACTCCACCAGCACGACGAATCACTGCCTCATTGCGGAACACGGCCCGAACGGCAGGATCATCCGCCAGCGGTTGTGATGCCGCCGGAACGGCACCACTGGCGAAAGATGAATAACGTTCCGGCTCAGGCTCCAGCAGGACACGCCCCTGCATAAACAGGGGCATCAGCTCTGAACCGGGCCTGAACAATACGATCCCCATACGCGGGGCAATTTCAGGGGTCAGTAGCGCTCTCACGGTCACCTCAATGAACGGTATCGAGCAGCTTTAACAGCTCAGGGAACCGGGATTCGAAGAAATGCGGCTGCGTCTCGCGCGGATTTGCGGGACTGGTGATGTTCTTGCCGAACATGCAGCCTTTCGCCGTCAGCGACCAGAATTTTTTGATGTTGTTAATCGCAGTGCGGCTGTATCGTTCACGTTGTTCAACGATCCCCAGCTTCGCCATCTGGTGATATGCCTGATTAGCTGTCAGGCGGATACCATACTGCTTCAGCAGTGCACTCAGTGACAGCGTGGGGCGGCTTGAGCCATCAGGCGCGTCAGCAGGAGCATCAATGGCATAGCGCGGTGCCAGATTCGGTAAGCCAACAGCCTCCTGGAGTTTCTGACAGGCTCCAAGCACTGATGAGTTAGACAGGTTTAATTCCCGGCGCATAAAGTCCAGCAGGATCACACCAGCCTGCATCTTGTCAGCAGCCTGTCCGGATAATTTTTCCGGTGCGCTGGTTACCATGTCGAAAGTACGGATCACCTTCAGATGGAATGACGGGCTGATCCACATTGCATAGGCATACACCAGTTCTTTGCAGACATACGTCCCCTGGCTATTTCCGCCACGAATAACGTTAACTGGCTCTATATTGACCGAGTTGCAAATCTGCAACTCGCTTATTAAACGTTCAGTTTGCTCATTGCGGAGCCAGAATGCAGGCTTATGCTTATCCAGAGAACCGGCAGCCCTGTGCAAATCGTTCAGGCTGTAACGACCATAAGCATCACGACGAACTTCAATACCATCAATGACCATCAGATTATTCATACTTCGTTTCTCCTCTTGATCAGGCGGCTGCACCCGCCGTTTTCTCGTACTTACTGATAGTGATCTCGACCTTCCCTTTCGGGATAACCGGTCCCCACTCCACCAGCATTCTTTTCACCTGTCTGTCGTCTTCCCACACACCCGCGTGGGTCAGGGCGTCAAACAGCGCCTTGTTATAGTTGTCCAGATCGCGGATCCGGTTATCCGGAGGAAACAACACGATCTCCACTGAAGCAGGTGCCGACGTTGGTTTCGGCAGACGACGTAACTGCTCAACTATTGCTGCGCATGCCGCGCTCTGGAATTTGCGCCCCGCTGCGCTTATCAGACTCTTACCAGCAAACGCCCCTTTGTTGGGGTGTCGCCAGTACGTGTTCACGCTGGGCGGGAAAGGCAGGATCAGCTTCATACTTTCAGGCCTCTCTCATGTAACCAGTGGGTTGCACGCAGCTTTGCGTTTTCCTCACCGGCAAGCAGTGAGCGGATAATCCCGACAGCCTCGCTGTCGTCGTCCTTCACCGCGGTATGAAGCGTTATCCCCCGGGCCACGCCACGCTTTATCGTGATGACGCCTTTTTTCTCCAGTGCGCGAAGATGCTCCACCGCTGCATTCACTGAACGGTATCCCAGCATGGTTGCCACCTCCTGATTGGTTGGCGGGAAGCCTCGTTCTTTCTGGTAAGAAATCAGCATATCCAGCACCTGCTGCTGGCATTGAGTTAATGTCGTCATGCCGCCATCTCCCTGACCAGTTTTTCCGCCTGCTGGCGAACCTGCGCCAGAAAGGCCTCACCACATGCCTCAAGTTCATCGCGCCCGATGTAGCTGATTGCCGGTCCCTTCCAGGTCTTGTCGAAAACAGCAATAGCACCAGCGAAGAAAGCTCCTGTCGGCACCTGCTTCTCGTCCTTCGGTATAAACCAGGCAGGCAGTTCAAAACCAATACGCCCGCGAATAAAAGCAATATGATCTGCATCTTCCGGCCACCACACTTCGCTGGTGGCAGCTTTGATCAGGAAAACATAGCGCCCGCCTTTATCACGCATGGCACTGGCATGTTTCATGATGTAACGCATGCCGGTAATGTATTGCCCCTCATGCTGACTGGCACGGCTGTATGGGGGATTACCAAAGGCAGCACCTTTAAGCTCCGCAAGACGTTCTGACCAGTCGTGCGCCAGCGCGTTGTCTTCCGCCGTGTAATACGCGGCACATTTGGCGTTATCACCGTCAGTGAATAGATCCAGAACAAACGGGCCAAACAAGGTGTTAATTCCCCAGAAAATGCTGTCCGGCGTGCGCCACTGATCGCCCACCTCCTTCAGTTCATGGGATGGTTTGTTCCGCAGCTCCACCAGCGCCTGACAATATTTATTACTCATTAAGCCCCCACGTAAAAAGCATCCGCAATGTCTCCGGAAGTACACCCCGGATGGGCTTCAATGAATTTCTGAACTTCATTCAAAAGACTCATAATCACCCCCTGAATCCTGCCGGGATCTGGCTGTAGTCCACATTGTCGTAACTGGCTTTGAAGTACGGGTCTTCACGTTTTTCTGTGTGCGTGCTGACGGACGGCGATAAGCGCAGGGAAAGCTCATCCCATTTTTCCCGCAACTTCGACGGGCTGAGCACGTTACGGCACCAGAACGGATCGCGGCTGACGCGGCTGTACATCTCGCAGATTTGTTTGTGAGTACGACCATCCTGCACACACATCAGGCGAATTTCGTTTGCCCAGGCTGTCCAGTTAGGTTCTTTGGGACGAACCACCTCGCCGTCACATTCGGCGGCCTGCTCGTACAGGGCGATGATTTTTTTCCAGAGCCACTGTGCGCAGGTCAAATCATCCTGCGTTCCCCACTGGCGCTTTTTAGGGCTGAATACAACCGCATCAGGATGGCGAGTTAAAAAATCCTGTTCATCCATCTGCGTGTCCGGTTGCGAAGCGTCCGGACGAGAAGGTTTTTTATCTGATGGATCATGTTTTGATTTTACTGACGGANNGACGGTACTCATCCCCGCGCCAATCTGGCGGGCAATGGTTTCAATTGATGGCCAGCACACACCTTCGTCATTACTGAAATCAGCCAGGCGGGCCATAATTGCCACGCTGGATAATTTCATGCCTGACGCTGCGCAACCATCCCATACATAGCCGGTTAATTTAGTGCTCATGACCGACCTCTATTTCCCTGAATTTACGACGAAACTGTTCGAGCGGGCTGAAGCACTCATGCTCATAGCCTTCGCGGAGGTAGATAACCCGTTGTGTTTCCGGTTCCCAACGAATGACTCTGACGGGCACTCCGTAGTGATCTTTGAACCAGCGGTTAACTTGTTGCAAAGGACTGTCTCCTTCTGCCGGTTGAAATCACCCACAGCCCACTCTGCAAAGCTGTGGGTTACAATTTCCCTGTCACCTGGTACATTCACTGCATAGCAATACTCCACCTTCGCTTTTCCACCCGGTACAGGAAGCGCAATCAGTTGCGAGCGACGGTAGTGTGTTGTTAAACTGTTCATGCGTTAGTTTCTCCACAACCAGAAGCAATCGACGCCACGACGCCCGGAGCTGCACACTCGCGGGCGTTACTCTTTTCCGGCGCACAAAAAACACGAAATAACAGTGTTAAATGCTCCTGCCACTTCGCCATTACTTGGTAGCTGTTCTCTTCGATTTGCTCACGCTCAGCCTGGTCAATAACTCCATCAGCAGTTGCCTTGCGTAAGTACTGGGAATGCTTGCCAATCCATTCTATTGACTCCATCAGCCGCTGATTAATGTCACCATTGTCAATGTCATCAATGTCCACCAGCGGCACAAACACCCCATTACTACGACGCGCTATCGCATCCGTTACATGCCTGGTACCACTGGCATCCTGTAAAACCATGGCCCACTCAAGTGGAAAAATTTGATCCCCACCGCTACGCAGTCTGTTATGCAATTGATCTTTCGCTGGGGTGATATCATCAGATTTATACAAACCAAGAATTTCCGCTGCTTCCTCATAGCCATGAGGTAAATCAGCAATCGTTCTTCGTATTGCTGCCACCAGCCATGCTGGTTGTTTATCAACTTTCCATTCAGGTTCTTTACCCACGGTTAATTCCTCATTTCTGTGGTGTTTTTATGCCGCAGCACTGTTAGTCTTTTGATATAAAGACACGTCAACTTTCAGTTTCCCGTTAGTAATTTTTTCTAACTGGTACGCTCGGCCTTCAGGAATAATCTCAGGCCACTCTGAAACAGACGGATGCTTAATACCTAGGGCTTCGGCGGTTTTACAAACTCCGCCGAAATAATTAATCACGTCGGATTTCCGCATTTCTGCCTCCCGTTAAATTACGTTAAGCAGAAATGTAGGATATCCAACATGACAATGTCAAGAATCCTACACAGGCATGTGGTAGGATTACCTACATGATGAACATGAGTGATCGTATTCGCCAAAGGCGAAAAGAACTGAACCTGACACAACAAGCACTGGCTGATTTGACTGGTGTGAACCGCGTCACTGTTACTGGATGGGAAAAGGACGACTACCAACCAAATGGAGCCAACCTTCAAGCCCTAGCCAACGCACTTAAATGCGATCCTCTGTGGCTTGTTAGCGGAAAAGGCTCGCCTGAACCAAAGATAAATCTAAAACCTGAAATATTCGCAGTTAAAAAAGTCCCCCTTATCTCGTGGGTTCAGGCGGGTTCATGGACAATGACGGAGCCTGGTGTCAGGAAAGAAGATGCTGAAGAGTGGGTTTATACTACCGCCCTTGTATCAGAAATGGCATTTGCACTACGGGTCCGTGGTGATTCAATGACCAATCCCCTCGGCTCACCATCGATACCAGAAGGTTCTATCGTTATCGTAGAGCCAGATATTATTGATACAGAGTGTATTAACGGAAAAATCGTTGTTGCCCATATCAATGGTGGGCAAGAAGCGACACTCAAAAAATTTGTTGAGGACTGGCCGAACAGGTATCTCGTCCCACTAAATCCTAACTATAAAACTATTGAATGCGGTGAGAACTGCAGAATAGTTGGTCTTGTCAAACAAGTAATAATGGATTTTTGACACATCTTCCTCACTATCGCAAAACCGGGGTATCCCCGGTTTTTTTATGAGCCTATCTTTTTATGTAGGATAACCAACATAAACTCTTGACACTCACATGTTGGATATCCTACATTTGTTTTTAGAGTTGTGGTGAATGCGCAGGCTGATGCGCGAAAGACATTGCAGCTATTGCTGAAAAGAGCTGTTCGGCGGGGCAATTAAACGCCCGTGAGAGTCTGAAATAACAGCAAGCCGGAGATCAGCACCGGTCACCACAACAGCCACTGCTTTGGCGGTACCAGTTTGTACACTTGCTTCCGGCTGGTACCGTCATTTTTACAAAACAGAGAAGAGCATCACCGGACGACGGGCTCATAACCCAATCCATCCGGGCGGCTGCCACCGCAGGTGTTCTTCTCTGTTTTGTGGAGAAACCAACCGACCTTGCAGGGTCGATATGATGAGGAGCAGCAAAATGGCTAGCGAACGCAGTACTGATGTGCAGGCATTTATCGGGGAGCTGGACGGCGGCGTATTTGAAACCAAAATCGGCGCAGTTCTCAGTGAAGTCGCTTCCGGTGTGATGAACACGAAAACCAAAGGTAAGGTCTCACTCAACCTGGAAATCGAACCATTTGATGAGAACCGTGTGAAAATCAAACACAAACTCTCATATGTTCGCCCGACTAACCGCGGGAAAATTTCCGAAGAAGACACCACCGAAACGCCGATGTATGTCAATCGCGGTGGTCGCCTGACTATTCTGCAGGAAGACCAGGGACAATTACTGACTCTTGCCGGTGAACCTGACGGAAAACTCCGCGCAGCAGGTCATTAATATCGTTCTTAATTAACTGATTATTTATCTCATCACTGAATATCTTTATATAGTGAGGACTTATTATGTCTCAGAACTTAGACGCAACCGCAATTAATCAAATCCATGCCCTTATTTCTGCTCAGGGTGTTAATGAAATTATCAGTAATATTGGTGCCGATGCTGTGGCATTGCCTGAGAATTTCCGCATTCATGATCTGGAAAAATTTAATTTAAATCGCTTCCGTTTCCGTGGTGCGCTTTCCACTGCCAGCATCGATGACTTTACCCGTTATTCTAAAGATCTTGCAGATGAAGGCACCCGCTGCTTTATCGATGCCGATAATATGCGAGCCGTCAGTGTGCTTAACCTGGGTACTATTGATGAACCAGGTCACGCAGATAACACCGCCACCCTCAAACTGAAAAAGACAGCACCGTTTTCTGCTCTGTTGTCTGTTAATGGCGAGCGTAACTCCCAGAAGTCACTGGCAGAATGGATTGAAGACTGGGCCGACTACCTTGTGGGCTTTGATGCTAATGGTGACACCATTCAGGCAACCAAAGCGGCTGCGGCAGTCCGTAAAATCACAATTGAAGCAAACCAGACCGCTGATTTTGAAGACAATGACTTCAGCGGCAAACGCTCCCTGATGGAGTCTGTCGAAGCGAAGACCAAAGACATTATGCCAGTGGCATTTGAATTTAAATGCGTTCCGTTTGAAGGCCTGAAAGAACGTCCGTTTAAATTACGCCTCAGCATTATCACTGGCGATCGTCCTGTACTGGTTCTGCGCATTATTCAGCTGGAAGCGATGCAGGAAGAAATGGCTAACGAATTTCGTGATCTGCTTGTTGAGAAATTCAAAGACAGCAAAGTAGAAACCTTTATTGGTACTTTCACCGCCTGATTTCATTACTGCAAATGCCCCTGCGGGGGCATTTATGGAAACGTAATTAACTCAATAATCACCGGATGGTGAGAGCTTCCTTTTAGCAGAATTCAGCGCGGTGCAGCGCATATAAAGTGGAGAACGAAATGTCATTTATTAAAACTTTTTCCGGGAAGCATTTTTATTATGACAAGATAAATAAAGACGACATCGTGATTAACGATATCGCAGTTTCCCTTTCAAATATCTGTCGCTTTGCAGGACATCTTTCACACTTCTACAGTGTCGCCCAGCATGCGGTGCTTTGCAGCCAGCTGGTGCCGCAGGAATTTGCTTTTGAAGCGTTAATGCATGATGCAACAGAAGCATATTGCCAGGACATCCCCGCGCCACTGAAACGACTTCTTCCTGACTATAAACGGATGGAAGAAAAAATAGACGCCGTAATCCGTGAGAAATACGGGTTACCTCCTGTTATGAGCACGCCAGTGAAATATGCCGATCTCATCATGCTGGCAACCGAACGCCGCGATCTCGGACTTGATGATGGCTCTTTCTGGCCTGTATTGGAAGGTATCCCGGCAACAGAGATGTTCAAAGTGATTCCACTGGCACCGGGCCATGCCTACGGGATGTTTATGGAACGCTTCAACGAGTTATCGGAATTACGCAAATGTGCATAACTCATGTAGTTAGTTTTTCTGGCGGGAGAACATCTGCATATCTTGTTCACCTGATGGAAGAACAAAGAAAGGCTGGCAATAACGTCTGCTACATCTTTATGGATACCGGTTGCGAACATCCGCTGACATACCGCTTTATTCGGGAGGTTTTGAAGTTCTGGGGCATACCGCTAACTGTGTTGCAGGTCGATATAAATCCAGAGCTTGGGCAGCCAAATGGTTATACGGAATGGGAACCAAAGGATATTCAGACGCGAATGCCGGTGCTTAAACCGTTTATGGACATGGTTAAAAAGTACGGTACGCCATACATCGGCGGCGCATTCTGTACTGACAGGCTAAAACTCACCCCTTTCACGAAATATTGCGATGACCATTTTGGGCGAGGGAATTACATCACATGGCTCGGTATTCGTGCGGACGAACCCCGTAGGCTGAAACCGAAACCTGGCGTCCGGTATCTTGCCGAGCTGTCAGATTTTGATAAGTCGGATGTTATCCGGTGGTGGCAAAAACAACCTTTTGATTTGCAAATCCCGGAGCACCTCGGGAACTGTGTTTTTTGCATCAAAAAGTCAACGCAAAAGCTGGGGCTTGCATGTAAAGACGAACCTGGTCTGATGCGGGTTTTTAATGAACTGGTTACAGGCAAACACGTCAGGGATGGTCATCGCAGAACAGGTAAAGACGTTATGTACCGTGGTCACCTGACGCTTGACGGGATTGCCAGAATGTATGCCGACAGCGACTACAGAAGTTTGTATCAGGCGATGGTGCTGGCCAAGCGGTTTGATACTGGTTCGTGTTCCGAATCATGTGAAATCTGGGGTGACCAATTGGAGTTGAAATTCGAAGAGGTCGTGGCATGACAATCGTAAAAACCCATACCGGTACCGTGATCACCAAAGATGGCCCGCAGGTAAAAAAATTGCACCAAACAGAGCGGATGTGGGTCGTTGGCAAAAACGAGTTTTACCACAAAGAAACTGGACGCCGCCATTTTGCAGAAAATACGCGCCGCCGACTGCTGTTAGACACCATCAAGCCTATCGAGGTGAAGCATGTTTAAACAGAACGAAAAAGCTATCGCTCAAATTGCTGATTATATCCCGCGTGCGTGCCGGGGTATGCAGTTGCAGGAAGCCAAAGCGCGCCTGGAGAAAAAAATTGCGCTCTATATCGATGACGGCTGTGATGCTGCCGTTCTTAACGCGGCGTTCGCGCCAGCTCTTAACAGCCATACGCGGGAGGCTTTTTTTTCGCGCATCGCAGCGCAGATCCGTAAAGGAGGCAACCAGTGAGCAAGATTGACTATCAGGCACTGCGTGAGGCGGCAGAAGCAATAAAAGTCGTGGCAACGCCGCAAAAATTGCTTGCGTTTCGTATGAAAGTCACACCGCAGGTTGTGCTGGTGCTGCTGGATGAACTAGAAGCTAAAAACAAACGCATTACAGAACTGGAAGCGAGGGAAGTTCAATTACCGACTCGCTACGACCTTCGATATGGGCACCCAATAAATGCTGATAAGCGACATGTCATGATACCTAAAGAAAATGGCAGCTGGCTTTGCCTGATTGACTTAGAACACGCACTACGCGTCGCTGGCATTCGCATCAAAGGAGAGTGAGATGACCACTTTCACCGATAAGAAACTGATTAAAGAAATCAAAGAGCGCATAAGCAGCCTGGACGTGCGAGACAATATTGAGCGTCGGGCTTATGAAATTGCATTGACTGCATTGACAGCGGAGCCATTTGGCATCATCGATACTTCGGGGATTGCGCTCATTAACCATGGTAGTGATGCGTATATTTGGCCCGTCAATTCGATGGAGCCGGGAGATGTACCACTATATATCGGCCTGCCACGAATTGCACCGGCATCAATACCAGAGGCCATGACAGAGGAAAAAGCGTACTCAAATGTACAAACGAGCTGGCAGGATGCGAAATATTACGCTACTGGCTGGAATGCCTGCCGCGCCGCCATGCTTCAGGCCAGAAACTTTCGGGAAAATAAGAATTCGTCAACCAATAATTTTCGGGAAATCGCGGAAACGTCAACCAACTATCCGGTAATTCCTAGTGAGGTGTTGTCCGCAATCCAGAAGGTTGCCAAGATTCGTGCCGATTTCGATGATTTTGACGGTGACAGGCGAGGTATCGGTGATTATCTGGATGAGGCTGAGCAAGAGCTTATCGTTACCATTAACAAATATGCCAGTCAGTTGGCAGCAGAACCTATAGCGCCTAATGACGTTCGAGAGCAGACAGCCATTCCGCAAGTTCCGGTAACTCCGGATGGTTGGATAAGCTGTAGTGAGCTAATGCCGAACGACGCACAGTGGTGCGTAGTGAACACAGAATACGGGTATTACGTGCAATGCTGGTCTGAAGGTCAAGGGTGGCTTGGTGATGATATCAGCATCCCTGAATGCGATGTAACCCACTGGATGCCTCTACCAGAACCGCCGCAGGAGGTGAGTCAATGAGTTGGCCTGAAGCATTTGCAATTGTAGGTGTTGCAATATCGATTGCGCTGATTATTTTTTCGATTTGCCGCTGGGGATAATCTCATGTTCGCACTTATTCAACGCGGGCAAATATACACGGACAGGGCCGGATACCCTGTGGTGATTACTCGCTGTACGGACCGCTCTGTGTTCTTTCGACGTATGGACGGACACTCCGGGCGGGTATGCATTGGTGAGTTCAACTGCCTGTTCGAACATATTGACCACCAGCAGTATTGCAAAATCCTGGCGGACACTGAGCAGGAAAAGCACCTGAAAAAATTGCGCGCAATGCAACGGAGGTGATACATGCATACGGTTTTTGAGTTATGGGTTCGCAAGACATTCGGCAATCGCTATGACCTGACGCGAGATGTTGACGGTTTCTACTGTCGTGAAATTGTGAAACGAATGTTTGAAGTGTGGTGTCACTGTCGTGGGCTGAATGTTGTGTGAGGTGAACTGTGGGGCTGGATTGCGTACCTATATCAACCTACTGCCGCAACGCGGGAGAAACGGTTGATGCCGTTAACAAACGGATACAAAGAGGAATATGGAAAGAAGGGGTACATGTATTAAAAGTCGACGGGGTTAAAGAGCGTTGGGTCGACTTAATAGAGGTTTCAAAATGGGCAAGAAAGAACAAGGATTATTATCTCTGCCAAGAGGAGTAACTATTCGTAAGCATAAAACTGCTTCAACACTAGTTATCACTTTCACATATAAAGGGGTTCTTTGCAGGGAGCCCCTATCTCGGCTTGAGGCAAATACACGTGGTATAAAATATGCTGAGCGCCTGCTAGGGGAGATACAAAATCAGATCGCCAGCGGAACGTTTGAATATGCGAAATATTTCCCCAATTCCAAAAAACTGGAGTTATTCGGTGTAGTAAAGAAAACCAAAAATATTAAGTCCTATCTTGATGAATACCTGAAAATTTGCATAAACCGTAATCTGTCGCCGTCAACCATTGGCGGTTACGAAAAATGTCTATCAGCACTATCAGAACTACATAAACTACATGTAACAGAATTGACGCCTGCGATACTAAAAAATTGGATAGCCAGCCGAAAAACTAAGCTGAAAACAATCAGGAATAACCTGTCATTTCTGCGCAGCGCCATTGATGAAGCTGTTACGGATGGCCTGCTGACCATTAACCCGGTAACCCTCGTCAGCGCCAGCCGGTACCACGTGATCGACAGTAGCCCGAGCGCCGACGATTACGAGGTTGACCCGTTCACGCCAGCGGAGACCCTTGCCATTTACCAGAGCTGCAGGTACAGGGAATGGGAAAACCTGTTCCGCTTTGCTTTCAATACAGGTCTGCGGAGCTCAGAACTGTGCGCGCTGCGCTGGGCTGATCTCGACACCATCGCGAACACAGCCCACGTTCAGGCGGCCAGTGTCGTAGGGGTACTTAAAGGCACCAAGACAAAAGCCGGTACCCGTAAGGTGGAGCTGAACAGTGAGGCGCTGGCAGCCCTGCAGGCGCAGAAGCAATACACCTTTATGAAAAGTGAGTTCATATTCAGCGATCCGAAAACGGGAGAACCCTGGACGAACGCCGACGCTATCCGTAAAAAAGCATGGGTGCCGACCCTGAAAAAAGCTGGTGTGCGCTACCGTAACCCGTACCAGACGCGCCACACATTCGCCACCAGACACATTAGCCAGGGTGTAAACCTTTTCTGGCTTGCCGGGCAGATGGGGCATAAGGGGCCGGAAATGCTGTTCCGCAATTACGGTAAATACCTGGCTGAATACGACGGGAAAACCGCAATGGAATCTGGAATGAAGAAGTGATTTGAAGAAAAAACCCGGCAAATGCCGGGTCTTTTTGATGGTTATTCTGTCGCGCCACCTATCGAAACATAATCATGAAATTGATCGTCAATGAGTCGGTCCTTACAGATAACATGTACAATGTGACGACAACAGTTTTCATCATCATACGCACGACCCCAGCGAACAATCTCATCTACAGACAGATCATTCGCACTCCATGGCAAAGTACCTGAAACGCCACGCGCACCTGGACCAAGTATGTCCATAAATTTCTTCGTGCGTGAATTGTAGATCCGTACCTCGGCAATTCGAATGATGCTACTAGCCCAAAGAGCACCACCGGCAATACTTTGAATGTTATCGCAGATGAGAAACTCATGCTTTCGCGCAAGCATTTTATAGATCTCACGCGCCAAACCTGCTGATTGGAAATCCTGTGCGATAACAGCGCTTTTCACTTGCTTTCCGGTCATCATCTGACCGTTCTCTTCGATAAAATTAAAGTCGTTGAACTGTATACGACCTATTCTTATCGTTTTGTTATCGTCTACCATATCAAGACCCAAGAGGGTATTGACCAGATCCTGCATTGGAACCTTCGAATCAAGAAGGTCACTGCCATAGTCTAAAAAAAAGTCGTCGGTGGAACATCCCAGTTGATACACATCCAAGTAGTACTGAAACTCACCAGAACTGACAATGTACTCATCAGCCCTCAGTAAGCCAACCTCGGCAGTGAAAAAATAGAATGACTCAATAAGACGTTTTTCGCCAAATGGCGTAATGTTCAAGTCCTTGTTATATGAAGGTATTAACGCAGGAGCCATTCAGCAACCTTTTAATGGTAGTTAATTTCCCTGTAGTTCTTCTGCATGTATAGAGCAATTGCCGCTTCAATTTTCTTCAGCAGATTACTGCTTACATACTGAGGATACTGATCTGCTGGCTTCACAACATAGCGCAATTTTTCTTTGTTCATGGCGATCTCAGCGAACGGGATCACGTCACCGTCACGAACCTCATTGTTCAATGTCACAATAAACAGCTGACGTGCCGGGGAGACACGATCACTCAGTCTTCTCACGAAGAACTCGTTTGCTGTGTTTGAGTCAACAAAAGAACTGACGAGTTGAGTCCGACGCTCAATCGTCTGTATCGATCTTCTCGCTACTGTTCTCATGCTAGTCTCCTCAACACTTCACTGGCTGTGCAGTGAAGGTACAAAAAGCCACTGATGATAACAGCGTCATCAGTGGCCCTTGATGGTGATAACCGCAGTTACCTAAATAGTATGATATTACCTTACGGGTAATTCTTCAACGATTGCTCTGAATTGAATAGTCTTGAAGTGCTATGAACAGCACAAAACAGCGCTAATCACCGCCCCAGTGGCGGCTAAACACTTCAAAATGTTGGACAGAATCAGGACGTTAGAGGTACTACAATATGCACGTAAAATGCACGTGAGGTATTTTAAATTAGAAAAATCATTAATATTCAATTGGTTAAGAATTTTTCGGATACGGGTTCAACTCCCGCCAGCTCCACCACTTTTTAGTTGTTTGAAGTTCAATGAAGTCTACTAAGCCCACACAGCACAAGCTCTGCGGGCTTTTTTACGTCTATTGTCGTCCAGTGAGAATTGCTGAGAACTACGAGTTATGGCACCCTGAATGGGACCCACTAAGAAGGGTCCAAAAACCGAGGGTCCCAAAATGGCAAAAATCGCTAAGAAGCTCACTGACACTGAAATCAAAAGCACCAAGCCAGCCGATAAAGAAATCAACTTGTTTGACGGTGATGGTCTGATTCTACGAATCGCTCCTTTGGCGAAAGGAGGCAAGAAAAATTGGTATTTCAGGTATGCAGTACCAGTGAGCAAGAAAAGAACCAAAATGAGCCTTGGGACATATCCTCACCTTACCCTTGCAAGAGCCAGAGCCTTACGTGATGAATATCTCTCCTTTCTGGCAAATGGTGTTGATCCCCAAATCCATAACAACGATAAGGCGAAGGCATTAAAGAGTGCTACTGAGCACACTCTCCAAGCCGTAGCGCGGAAATGGTTAGATGAGAAGGTAAAGACATCAGGTATCTCACAAGACCATGCAGCAGACATCTGGCGCAGCTTAGAGAGAAATGTCTTTCCCGGTCTGGGTAATGTCCCTATCAATGAGATCCGACCTAAGCTCTTAAAACAACACCTTGATCCTATTGAGCAACGAGGCGTATTGGAAACTCTACGCCGTATCATTTCACGTCTGAATGAAATCTTCCGGTGGGCAGCTACTGAAGAACTTATTGAGTTCAACCCGGCTGACAACCTTGGTCAAAGATTCAGTAAACCAAAAAAGCAAAATATGCCTGCCCTTCCCCCAAGCGAATTGCCAAGGTTTATGGAATCTTTGACGAATGCGTCAATCCGGTTGGAAACACGTATGCTAATTGAATGGCAATTGTTGACATGGGTTCGTCCGGGTGAAGCCGTTCGCGCAAGGTGGTCTGATATTGATACAACCAACAGCATTTGGAACATTCCTGCTGATTTCATGAAAATGAAAAAGCTTCACAAAGTTCCTTTGAGTAAAGAAGCTTTGCGCATCCTTGAATTAATGAAATCAATAAGTGGGCATAGAGAATGGGTTTTCCCCAGCATAAAAGCGCCTCTTAATCATATGCATGAACAAACAGCCAACGCAGCTATCATCCGAATGGGGTTCGGAGGCGAGCTTGTAGCTCACGGTATGCGTTCTATTGCACGAACAGCGGCAGAGGAGTCTGGTAAATTCAGAGCTGAAGTTCTTGAGGCAGCGCTTGCCCACTCGAAAAAAGATGAAATTATCGCAGCATACAATCGTGCAGAATATCTGATAGAGCGACAGAGTTTGATGCAATGGTGGAGTGATTACGTTCAAGCTCAAAGATCAAATGCTCTGGTAGCCTAAGTATCAGAATAGCTAATATAATCCTGAAGGTAAAGAAAATGGAAACCCTATTCAAAGTTTTTGAAAAATTTAGTTCCAGACCACTTTTTTTTATTTTTTTCGGACTCTCACTTTGTGAATTTTTTCAGAAACAATCTGTTCTGATGAATCCATCAGCAGATAACATCGCGAAATTATTCGCAGCCATGATATTAGTTGTTTTTTTTACTTGGGGATTTGAATGGCTAATCTTCAAGTTCAATGTAAACCTTGAACCTCATGATCAAGGCGATATTGGACCAACAATTGGAACGGCTACTTTAGCTGTATACTTAGTTTATGCCTTTCACTTTCTCAGTGAAAATCCTGAAGCATTAAATTTAAAGTTATTAACTAACTCTGGCTTTATATACAGCACAACTCTATTATTATTCTCATTAGAATGCATGAAGCTTAGAAGACTTAAACAAAAATAAACAACATCATTGTGATGATAAATATAAAATAGGCATGGCGAAAAAAAATCACCACGCCTAAAATATAATAATTATGGTAGCATCATTGATACATAATCCACACCAATCCTTGAGCTATACTGAGACGCTATAGCCTGATATCTTTCTGCATAACCAGTTCTCAGTTGAGATTTAAGTTTGAGTCGGACAGGAACATTTTGCACGTTGCCATCCATATTACTTAAAAACACGGCAGAAATAATATTTTTTTCTTCGCCATCAACTGTTGTTCCATGATTCAACACCACCATATAATCAACAACAGGAAGCGTTTTATCCCCTTCGAAAATAGAGAGATATTTTCTTTGATTTTTATGCATTACATATATATATTTCGAATGTTCAGCAAATGGCAATGCTTTACTCTGACTGGCGTTAAAAAGCTCCAGAACTTTAATGAGCCTGTGCGGACTTAATCTTACATGGTGAGGGTCGTTACCCTGAGTAGGAACCAAATCACATGCCGCAGATACACATAAATACCATTTGTTCGACTCTGTATCAAAGAAAATAGTGCCAGTAGAAATATGACCATCTTCAAAATTCTTTGAAGACAAATTCATATTTAAAGCATGATACATTTCGTGATAAGTATCATTATTTGATGGCAGATCCATTTTTGAAGAGCAATATTGGAGCAATGCAGCAACTCCGCTGTTAGCGTATTCATTTGAATAGCTATCAAAAACACTTTTGATAAATTCATCCAGCGTATTATTATTTTTAAGTCTTTGATAAAGCTCTTCTGATAAATTACCAAATACAAAGTCAATATTTCTACATCTAATATCAGGCGAGTCTGATTTTAATATCTCATTTAACCACGCAGCTTGACCGTAATGATCGTTAGCCAAATGATTTACAAAAGATAAAGCCTCAGCTTCGATTGCATTCTGAATTTCAGATTTTATTAACTGATAATAAGATGGTTTCCATTCAATGAGAGAATCATTGAGAGTTTGCCAAATCCTATCTCCATCGTTTTCATGATCATCTTGAACCTTATGAAATAGGGAGACAAAGATATTACCACATTGAATCCATTTTACTCCGCTTTCATCACCCCGAATGACATTGCCAGATGTGTTGCTAGAAATAATTGCATTTCTAGACACAGCATATTCTGCAATCATTTTTGCAATGAAGTTTTTATCCTTTTGATCCTCCAACACAGCATCATCATGTATTAATCTTTTAATTCTTCTACAAGGCTTACTGTCTTTAATATAGGCTATTGTTTCATCTCTTGTGAGAGCTTTATTACCATTATCATTTAAGTTCGGTAATACAACGTCTTCCCAATAACTTTGGACATCTTCATTATCGTAGTCAATGATCAAGCTGTTGATATCCAGAGCACCTTTGAGAGTCGATGATATCTGCATCCAAACCGTTTCTAAATTCTCTCTAGTATATATTACAATCATATTTAAATGATCGGAGTCTTTCAAATCTTGTAATAGTTTAAGTGTTTTATCAGGTGCATTATTATCAAGATGATAATCTACAATAATAAGATCTGATTTTCTAATCCGATCCACATCGAAATTAACAGAACCATTGTCAACATCACAAATCATATTTTTAGATTGAAAAAAGCTCTCAAGAGTAGCGGCTCGTTTAGATGAGTCAATTTTGTTGTAGTCTAAATCAACTTCGTTATTCAACGCCCTGATTGATTCAGAATACGTCAGAAAATCGTCATCAATCATGACAACGGAACGAATTGCATTTTCGCAGAAAGTTTTCTGGACAAGAGAATTATAATTTGCCACTGTCATATTAGAACTCCACTCCATTGAACTGGATCACAAAATTAGCGCCATCTTTTATTAAATAGTTATCGCCTTCATCAGGTTCTAAATACCATATTTTATGATGTGCAACAGCAAGGTTTTCTCGACATAGATACAGACCTACCCCATGTCCATTTGCTCTTTTGCTATAAAATAGTTCAAATAGTCGCGGGATATCATCGGTATCAATTGCCGGACCAGAATTTGCTATGATAACCAAAGAATTCACAAAACCAATCTTTATGAGCCTATTATTTGACAGACTGACCCAATACATTGCATTGTTGATAATATTAGTAAAAACAGGATAGATCCTTGATGGTATATCTGTTATTGCGATTTGCTTAAACTCTTCACTAAATTCAATAGTTATTCGTTGCCGTTCGAAACGCTCCCCAAAGAACTTCAGGACATAATCCATGATATTTTTTCCAGTTATTCTCTGCCTGGATTGATAACCTGATATTTTCAAAGGTGATAAGAAACGTATTTGTTGAGTAAGCGATCTGTGAGCATTTAACGCCAATGAAAAACCAGGGTGTTCTTTTACAGAAGTAGGAAGAGAGTTTAGTCCTCTGGTTACCATAGAATCCATTTCTTCAAGTTCATGAGATATTATCTCAACACTAATACCTAACTGTGCAAGCGCGTTTAAACTTTTAGCTTTTTCTTCAAAATATGAGCGTTCTTCTTCAGATAATGAGAATGCTGAATCTAAGTTTATACCTTCAAATAATCTATCGAGACCTTTTATTATTGATTGATATTTGAAAGTTAGGGTATCAACTGACTCAACATATAAACTATCGAGCAAATTAAACACATTTTCAATTTGTGAATCATTATCTATTGAATCAACAACTGATATAGTTTTAGCATAATAATCACTTCGATCAACCTTTATTTCATCGGCCCATTTTTTTAAAAGAGAATGTATCTTCTCCTCTATCGTGTTATTAAACTTAGTTAGTTTAGAATTAATAATACCTTGATTTTTTTCAAGGTGATTTTTCGCTGACAATGAAGGCTCAAGTTTATTTAATTCAGAATCAAGTTTATTAATTGCTAACTTCATTTGTAGAATATACGCAGAGAACTCATTAAATTTATCTCTGTAGTCTCTATATTTCTCTTCATACATTCCAAGTTTTGGAGGTTTGATAGGCGTTTTAATTTCACTGCGCAACGCATCTAAGTTTGTAAGATCACTGTCTATAATTTTAAGATAGTTTAAATCTAACGAACCATCAGTTTTATCAAGCTTAGTTTTCAGCCTTTTAACAGCCTCCAAGGAAGCATCAAGAACTGGTGTCTGATTCTTCAAAGCTTCTGAAAAACTTTTTTGTGTTGATTTTCGAGCTTGTTGTTGAGCAGATTTTCTTAACTCTTTTTCACGCTTAACTTGTTCTAAAAGCTCTTTACGGTCATCAGAACGTGAACCAAAAAATCTATCAGCAAGTTCAGTTAACAAATTAGATATAATAGTTTTCAGTTCTCTTGCAGCCTGGTTTCTTATGAATCCCTCTCTCCCCGACTTATCTTTCAGCTCTTTATTACTGGATTGAGTAATTCCAATATAACCAAAAATCCTTCTATTAGACCAATAATATCGCCCTGCATTCCATGAACGTCTTTCTTCTATCTGGAAGAAATCATTATCTACTCGACCATAAGGTAATACTCTCAAGCTATCCCTAAAAATCATTAGTCCTGCATACTTTTTGGCCTTAAGATCAAAGTGGGAATGTTCACGTTCAGTATGTGATGTATTTTGTGAAAGGAATTCAAACGTTCCTATCTGAAGCTCAAATGGGCCGACCCCTGCGTGATCCTACCCACGTAATATGGACACA